GAACCAGGGCCGGGCCGGAGAGGTAAGGCCGGATTGCATACCGTTTGCCAGAACGCGCAAGGTCAGTATGCCAATGCCGGATTGAAGCTTGTTCATTACCTCGCCGGAGTTGGTATGATCTCCTGCGTCAAGAAAACGAGAACGCCGCGGCAGAAAGTTCTTGGCAAGGGAGCGCCAATGACTTTCCCAGCCCTTTTTGCGTTCATCCTCCAAGCTCTTGAGTCTGCGGAGGAGGTGATTGCGATCTTCCTGCGTTAGCGTTGCCATGTCGTTATTGTCCCAGGAGTTGCTTGCCGCCCGTCCGAGCGTCAACGCCCTCAAGACCCATGCCGCGGGTCAGAATGGTGTCCGAGCGGCCGCTTGCCGCCTGCCTGCGCTTACGTTCCTGATCCGCCGCCGATTGCGAAGACGGCTCCGCATCCATCGGGGCAACTACAGCCGGAGCCAGGGGAGCCGGTTTTGGGGCTGCTGGTGCGCTTGGCGCGCCTCCTCCTCCACACATGATGAACCTCCTAGTCTTCGTATTTGTCGGAAACGCAGCGCGTCCGGCGCTGACGTTCCACGTTGTTGCTGGGCATGGGGAAGCTGGCTCCAAGCTCCGCGTCCAGAATGCGGGCAAGACAATCCAGCATGTCATCGTGGCTTGATACCGGGAAAGTTATGTATTCCTGCCGATAGAAGTCATCGGTCAGGTCATAGGCGGTATTGTCGGCGCGCATCCTCACCAGACGCTTGGGAAACCACATGCGGCCCTGCTCGAACACAGGCACCAGCCTGCGAATGCGATCCGGCTTGGGCATCTGCCCGCCAAGCTCGGTAATGTGAAAGCGGTAGTTTTCCTGTTCCTGCACATATTGGATGTGTTCAATGTCGGCCTGCATCCCGTATTGCTCATATCCTACGGCCTTGGGCTTCCATTTGCGGTGCAGTTCAAACAGCTTCTTGGTGCGCTCGGACAGATTCAGGCGATCACGCACACCGTCCAGAACGTAGTAGGATTGATCAGCGTTCAGCCCCATCACCCACATGGATGTGTAGTCGCTGTACTTCTTCTTGGCGCTGGCAGGGTCAACGAGGATGTACACATTCATGCCTGCCGCTTTCGTCTCATCTGTATTCGTGCGCTTGAACCACTCGGCGGCGAAGCCCTGCGCCTTGTCCGCAAAAGGGTTTTGCAGCATTTGGCAGGCGAAGATGTACGGGCCTTGATTCCGACGCTTCTCGGCAAGCTCCGCAGCGGAAAGGAAAACAGGCTCTCCCAGCGGTGCGCCGCAGACCGTGGCCGCATGAATACGGGGAATGACAGCGCCCTTTTCCATGATCTCGGCGTAGGTGTCCGCGGCATGGTAGCGCGTCCCGATCATCCTGAACCGTCCGCCCTTGGCTCCCAGGTTGTCAGACAGTCGCCATGCGTCCGTAGTTTTTCTGATCATCTCCGGCGAAGTCACGGACTCAGGCACAACAACGTCATCATAAATCCGCAGCTTGAAGTGCTTGCCCGTAGGCATCCCGTCCACAAGCCCCCAGGCTTCAATCGTGGCCTCTTTTGGATTGCCGCGCCTCCGCACGATCAGCCCTTCATCCTCCGACCATGTACGCTTTTCACCCTGCGGCGGTTTGATATGCGGGAAAAGAGCTTGCAGCCCCTTATTGCCTTCAAACTCCCGCTTAATCTGGCGCAGGAAGCTCTTTGCAATCGGGCGCGTGTGGCTGAATATGCCCACGGTGATTTCAGGGTCTTTCAAAATGTCCTGAATGGTCAGGGCCACGGTGATAATCGTTGACTTGTAATGTTCCCGCGCCCAGAGATCGAGGTAGCTGTCAGGATTCTTCTGAACTTCGCGGCAACGGTCATAGAGCCAATCGTTGTTTACGTCTGTGCGGCCCATGCCGTACAGCAGCAGATAGAAAAGATCGCCAGCCATGAGTGCCCGCACGTCTGCGTCACTCTGTACATTTTGGTACACGGCCAGGGCTTCTTTTCTAGTCATCGGCAACCGCTCCCGATACCGCCCGGATCATGGCGGCCACTTCCGGCGATATGTCCACATTCAAATCAACCCCGCCCGGCACGGTAAGCTCTATGGGCTGGCCCACCTTCCCGTAGCCGCGCTCTAAAAGAGAATTGGCCGCTGATACCCGCGGCGCTCCAGTGCTGTTCGCTACTTCATCAGCCAAGGCGCGAATGCAGGCCGGGCCGAAACTCTGGGCATGTTTCACAATGTCCACATGAGAGGGGAGTTTGTGCAGGGGGAGCCCGGACAGCTTTTTCTTGCGCTGTGGCTTTTTCTTCTTCGCCTCGGTCATTACTGCCCGCCCTTTAAGCTCATTTGATTCTGTAAGAGTATGTTTATTTTTTCATCGTCACGCCTCAACAGCTCATGCATACCTTCCATGCTGGCAGCTAGTGCTTTAACGCTGCCTTCCAGCGTCAGCATTGTACTTTGAAGGGCGTGGAAGTCTTCGCGTCTGGGTAAATTATTCATGCTAGTTGCTATCCTGGTCACTTCTGATTGCAGAACAGCAATAAGTTCTCCGTGCTTGGCGAACTTTTCGCTTATCTCTGCATCTCTTGCATCAATAGCTTTCTGTCGCTTGTCGTATGCCTTCCATGTGACAAAGTGCTTTGTGAGCCATGCGAGCAATCCTGTGAGTAGAAGAAAAGCAACTACAGCTTCAATGTTATTCGCCAGTATGTCAGGGATATTGTCCATTTAATCACTCTTGCCAGTGCAGGTTACTTTTTGTGAGGCTTTGACTCGGCCATAAAAAGCAAGCAGACTGCCTAAGACAACACCGGCATCTGTGGCTATCGCCAAGGCAACGCGCTGATCATCCTCTGTGACTGTAAAGCCAAGAAGGTTGGCAAGCCCTGAAATCATCGCTATACCGGCACCCCAAAATGTCTTGCTTTTGAAAATGCTTTTATGCCCGGCCAACATAGCGGCTCCTTGCAGAGCGGCCTTGGTGGGCTCTTCATTGGAATCGTCCGGGCAGTACGGCTCCTGCATGGGCAGTTCAGGCTCATCGAACGCAAACACATCCTGGCGTACACATTTCTCGTATGCCTGACGGAGCTTTGTGTCATATTGATTCTGGGCGAAGCCCGGACCGTTGTAGCGTCTGGCAAAGTCAGCCCAGTCCTTATTTTGGAGAAGCGGAACAAGTCGCTCGTGACGCATGAACGCGCAGAAGGCTTCAAGGTGACGCACTTCGCTTTCTTTTTGCGCGTCCACAAAGGCCCGCACGGTATCAAAGCCGCAAGCCCGGTGATTGAAGCCCATAATCTGAAACAGGCCATAGGAAGCGGAACACAAGGCCGCGTCTGCGTTGATAGCTATTGCGGCGTTCAGCCTGTCGTGCTCTCTGGCACCACCCTTGTATTGCGTCCTGTCCCAACGGGGATAGACGATATTCGGATGACTGGCAGCGAAAGGCGCGGGGTCAATGCCGCGCTTGTTCAGTTCCCGCCAGAAGATATGCCCCTCAAAAAGTATCGTCACGCGGCCATCAGGCAAAAAGCCTCTGCCTCTCGATTCAACGTCAACCACGGCGGAAACCAAGCATGGTTCAACGCCTAATTGCTCGGCAGCCCGACGAATATCAGATGTGGATATAGCCATGCGCGTAACCTCACGTTATTTTCACGCGAGGCTAACATGGGATTTTTAGGCATGTCCCTTCTGGACCCAGGCTGGACCCAGGCTGGACCCTAGCTGAGACCAGTTGACAAGTTTTTTGCTTTTTTGATTTTCCTGCTGCCTTTGCTGTACAGGATGCTTTCATTGCTTGCGATCCAGTCCCAGAGTTTATCGTAGCGGCACTGGTACTTTCTCCCCACAAGATAAATCGGCGCGCCTTTCTTTTTCCAGCGTTTGATAGTCTTCGCTGAAACGCCTACCGCCTTGGCAATGGCTTCCGCGCCCTGGTAAACACCTTTCTCCGCCGAATGTCCCAAATGAATGGGAAGAATGATATCAGCCATGCTACCGCACTCCTTTGTCCCTGAAACTCTCGAACTTCCAGAGCTTCGCTTTGCTGTCCCATGCCACGGCCACGAAAAAGAACCAGGGGAACAATTCAGCGGCCATTTTTATTTTGGCGCGGGCATCGTCCCGCCAGAAGCCTTTTGTTTCGTGAAAGCCAACCGCGCCGCTCCATTGCATGATGAAAAAATCCGGCGTGTAGAATGTGCCGTCAGCAAGACGCAGCTTCATTGCCTCAAACTTCCAGAACGCAATCTTTCCGGCTTTGCGCTTCGCTTCAAGGTATCCGGCATACCGGGCTTCAAGCCCGTTCATGCGATCAACATCATAACCAAGCAACGGGTCAGGCAGGCGGCCTTTGGCCTGGGGAACTGACAAGTGTTCCTTGTGAGTTGTTGCGTTTTTTGCAACAGTTGGAGCCGGAGCTTGCGCGATCTTGCGCGCCCACTTTTCCAGCCCCCCGGCCGCCTGTACTTCCTGCGCTGATACGCTTTGCGTCATTTTGATCTCCGTGTTCACACACTTGGCAAGCCAGCGGCCCGGCCCATGAGCCAGGGCAGGCAGAGCCGTAGGTCATTGCAAAATAACTCCAATGGCTTCACCAACGCTCAAAACGTCACCGCGCCTCCTCTCTTTTTCCCCAGGGTACTTTTCCCCGAGTACTCCCCGCGCGATAGCGTCTTTATCGTCCCAATCTCCAGTATCGCAGGAAAAAAACTCCTTTGCGCGCACATCGCCTCTCATCGAAGCAAAAAACATTTCCCGTGAGACTGCCGCGCGGCGATGCTCTTCCGGGCTGTTGGTATGCTCTGGAATTGCAATTGCCGGAGGCGAAGGTGTGTACTCATGGGCGGTCAAAATATCAGCTGGAACAGGGAAAAATTTAGACTCTCGGCAATGCGTCTTTACTGCTTCAGAAAAACTGACGTCACTCATATCTCGCAGTAGTTCTTCCCAAGTTTCAGCCAGCAGAAACAACTCCCCTGGAGACATGGATTGCCGGTAAAGCACTGCAAGCGTACTGAGTTCCGCCGTTATTTTCTTCAATGTCGCCATTTTTGAGAGCCTCCTTTGCTGCTATGGCAAATCGCGCCATGTCTTCTTTGTCCTGATTCTGCTTTTGGGCCTGCGTCGTCGCTATTGGCCTGCTGGGGCTTGCCCTGGTAGCATACGGGCGCACTTCGTCATCCCACCGGCCCTGATTGAGCCAGGTTGCCGGGTGAGGGATGTAGTCTTGGCCATCGTTTCCGGTGAAGTGGTTGGCCTCGACCTGGGCCTTGATTGCAGCGATTATCTGCGTCGTGGTGACGCTCGGATGTTTTGCCTGTATGCCTTTCCAGGCTTTGTAAGCGGCATCCTTTCCGATTTTTTTTGGGTAAACATTCCAAAAATTAAGGAATGACGCGGAATATTCCAGGCCCTTCACGCGCGCGCGC